ACACGGTCCCGGTGGTCGTCCTCGATCACCTGACCCCGACTCAGCGTCGCGCGCTGATCATTGCGGACAACCGCATTGCTGAGAACGCCGGCTGGGACGATGCCATGCTGCGCATCGAGCTGCAGTCGCTGCAGGAGGATGGCTTCAACCTGGACATCACCGGCTTCGATGCTGACGCCCTGGCCGAGATCATGGCTGGCGAAGAGACCACGGTCGATGGCCAGACCGACGACGATGCGGTGCCAGAGGTGCTGGTCACCCCAATCTCCCGTCCAGGGGACGTGTGGGGATGCCACCGACCCTGCAAGTTACGACGCACTGATGGCCGATGCCCATGCCGACATGGTGTTCACCGATCCGCCGTACAACGTCGACTACGCCAACAGTGCCAAAGACAAGATGCGCGGCAAGGACCGTCCGATCCTGAATGACAACCTGGGCGATGGCTTCTACGACTTCCTGTTGGCTGCGCTGACCCCAATGTTGGCGCGTTGCGCTGGGGGCACCTACATCGCCATGTCGTCCAGCGAGCTGGACACGCTGCAGCAAGCCTTTCGGGCTGCCGGTGGCAAGTGGTCGACTTTCATCATCTGGGCCAAGAACACCTTCACGCTCGGTCGCGCCGACTACCAGCGCCAGTACGAGCCCATCCTCTACGGCTGGCCCGAAGGGCAAAACCGCCACTGGTGTGGTGACCGCGACCAAGGTGATGTCTGGAACATCAAGAAGCCGCAGAAGAACGATCTGCACCCGACGATGAAGCCGGTGGAGCTGGTCGAGCGAGCCATCCGCAATTCCAGCCGACCTGGTGACATCGTCCTCGATCCCTTTGGCGGCTCAGGTACCACCCTGATCGCTGCAGAAAAGACCGGCCGCATCGGATGGCTGATCGAACTCGATCCCAAGTATGTGGACGTGATCGTGCGGCGCTGGCAGGACTGGAGTGGGCAGGAGGCTTACCGGGAAGCCGATGCGGTCAAGTTCAACGACCTGGCGGCAGCGGTAGGCATGGCGACCCCAGCGGACTCAGCGCAGGCCAACGCATGAAACAGTCGCGGCTGATGTCCCTGGTGGAGTCCCTGGCCAATGTGCTGGTCGGATATGGCGTGGCGGTGGCCACGCAGATGGTGGTCTTCCCTCTGTTCGGTCTGGCCGTGACCGTTTTCGAGAACCTGTTGATCGGCCTGATCTTCACGGTCGTGTCCATCGTGCGCAGCTATGCGCTGCGTCGGGGTTTCGAAGCCCTGCGGGTGCGTTAGTCGGCCATGGCCTCTTCGACGATCTCGCAGTGAATCACGAACCCGGTGAGGTAAGGCAGCCCCTTGGGGATGCCGTACTGCCTGCTGCTCTGCCGCCCGATGGTCCAGCCCATCCAGCGTTGAATGGCGGCGTCGATCGCGTCCTTCAGGTTGGCGCCGGCGTGCAGTTCGTTCAGGACGTCGTCGGCAAAGTGGCGACCGTGGCGGCTATCAAGGAAGGTGCGGACCGATTCAAGCGGCTGGCAGGTGGCGTCCGAGATCGCGGTCATCGCGATCGGCCAAGCCGTTGATGCTTGGTTGTTCATCGTGCCCCAAAAGCCCCAGGCTTCATTCTGTGTGGCGGGTATGTTTGTGGTGGTCATCGTTGGCTCCGTGGCTGTGTTGGCGATGACCTCATTGACGCACTGTTCCCAATCAAAGCCAAGGCTTTGATTGAAATTGGTGCGCAGCGTGGCTTATCCACCACTAACCCAAACGCGCGATGTATCGGCAGTAGTCGCTGCCACTTGGATCTACATAAAGGAACGGGCGTCCTGGCGCGTGGACTTCCACGCACAGTCGGCCTTGCATGAAGTAGCCGCCCTTGCCCTTGAGCCAGTCGCGTGACTTGTAGAGGTTCATGGCAAAGCCGTCGAATTCCTCCGGTGTCATGGTCCTGGTTTCAGTGACGTAAACCACGTAGTCGCCACTGGCCGCGATGTCCTTGATGTCTGTGGGCTTGCGTCCAAAGGGCAGTCGGACGCTCAACTCTTCAACCTGCACCTGTTGGCCATCGAGCATGATGGCCAGAGGTTTGCGCTCGATCGTGATGGTCATTGTTTTCATATCCTGGATCCTGTTCAGGCGGCGTGGTAAATGCGCTCTGCTCCTGCCTCCTTGGTCGAGGTGATTTGCAGGCCCAGCTTCTTTTTGAATGCACCAGCAAAGGTGCCGCGCACGGTGTGCGGCATCCATCCGGTGGCCTCACAAATTTGCGCAATGCTGGCGCCCTCGGGGCGCTTGAGCATGGCGATCACTTGCGCTTGTTTGCTGTTGTCGCGGGTACGTGGTTTTGCAGCCGTTGCTGCCTCTATGACCTCATTGATCGTCTGCGCGCTTAAGGGCGCTCTGTGTGGCACACCCAGTGCGTCGTAGCCCTCGGCGGCTAGGAACCAGTCCTTGCCGTCGTAAGTGATCAGGGAGCGCTTGAACAAGCCGTCGATCACTTTCTGGCGCGCGCCGCCTTTGATGTTTTCAGGGAACCAGGTGATCTTGCCTTCGGTGTGCTCATGTGCATGAACCAGGATGGCGTGCTGGGCGGGGGTGAGTTGGGTGGTCATGGTGCGCTCCTGATCAAGCTTTGGTTTTCTGGGGTTCTTGTTTTCCGCTGGCGGCGATACGCCCGGCCTCAAAAGCTGCTTCCAGTGCGCTTTTGACGCCCCAGACGCTGACCTCATGAAAGTCGAGTCGGTCGCTCATTTGTGTTTCCAGGGTCTGGATGAAAAGGTGATCGAGTGCGATCTTTTCAAGCAGGTCCTGGATGGGCTGGGTGTTTTGTTTTTTCATCGTCTTGGCCTTTCGATTGCCTGATGTGTTGAGGACGATGTGATTGACGCGCTGTTCGCAACCGAAGCCAAGCTCTTTCTAATCCCGGGTGATTCACTCGTCTTTGCATGACAAAACGCATCCAGGAGGCCACCCACTTGCACTGAGTAAATCGACACCATGGGACTGTCCATTCGCGCCTACGCGCGCCACCGAGGTGTGTCGCATGTGGCCGTCAAGAAGGCCATCGACACGGGGCGCATCACGCCCTTGCCGGACGGCACGATTGATCCGGTGGTGGCCGATGCCCAGTGGGCGGCCAACACCACGCCGACACGGCGGCCAGTAACTGGCGAAGCCAGGGAAGTACCGCAAGCTCCCGCAGCAGTCCGCGAGATTCCGCAGGCATCCTCAAAAGTGGTGCGCGAAACAGCTGATCCGCCGCCGCCAGCGTTGTCCACCGGCGGCACCTCGCTGCTGCAGGCGCGCACCGTCAACGAAGTCGTCAAGGCGCAGACCAACAAGGTTCGCCTGGCCCGTCTCAAAGGCGAATTGGTCGATCGGTCACAGGCCGTGGCCCACGTTTTCAAGCTGGCTCGGGCTGAGCGGGATGCCTGGCTCAACTGGCCAGCACGGATATCGGCACAGATGGCCGCCGGCCTGAACGTCGATCCGCATGTGCTGCACGTCACGCTGGACGCCGCCGTGCGCCAGCAGCTGCAGGACCTCGGCGACTTGCAGCCCAAGGTAGATTGAACATGGACGAGACGTTTTACGAAGGCTGGGACGCGATCGAGCGTGCCTGGCGCGAAGGTCTGACGCCCGATCCGTTGTTGACCGTGTCCGAATGGGCCGACAAGCACCGGGTGCTCTCCAGCAAGGCGGCCTCGGAACCTGGCCGCTGGCGCACCAGCCGTACGCCCTACCTGCGCGAGATCATGGATTGCCTGTCGCCCATGTCGCCGATCGAGCGTGTGGTGTTCATGAAAGGTGCACAGGTCGGCGGCACCGAACTGGGCCTGAACTGGGTGGGTTATGTGATCCACCACGCCCCGGGGCCAATGATGGCGGTGTGGCCGACGGTGGAGATGGCCAAGCGGGCTTCCAAGCAGCGGATTGACGCGCTCATCGAGGAGAGCCCGGCCATCCAGGAGCGGATCGCTCCGGCACGCAGCCGGGACTCGGGCAACACCATCCTTGCCAAGGAGTTTCATGGTGGTGTGCTGGTGATGACTGGCGCCAACAGCGCGGTGGGCTTGCGTTCGATGCCGGTGCGTTACCTGTTCCTGGATGAAGTCGATGGTTACCCACTGGACGTCGAGGGTGAAGGCGATGCGATCTCGCTGGCCGAAGCCCGCACCCGCACCTTTGCCCGGCGCAAGATCCTGATCGTCTCGACGCCGACGATTGCCGGCGCGAGTGCCGTGGATCGGGAATTCGAGGCGTCGGATCAGCGCCGCTACTTTGTGCCGTGCCCGCACTGCGCACACCGGCAGTGGCTGCGCTTTGAGCAATTGCGCTGGGAACGCG